AAATTCAGTAAACCACTACATATTGATCGCGGCACCTTAGTAAAAGAGTGGATTGCCGGGAACCGCATCAGCAAGGTGTTGCCACCAAACACGCCGGAGAAAGCGCCAGAGAAAAAAGAAAAGTTAACGACAGTGACGGCAGAACGCTACAAACGTGCCGTTGCTCAGTCTATCTATAACCTGAATGTTGAATCCTGTATTGCCCGCATTTATCCCGACGCGGAACCCGGTTCAATTACGGTAGAACAATTAAAATCAGCGAAAGAACTCATCGACTCTCGCGATGACATACAAGCCAAAGTTATTAAAGTCATTTCTCAAATTAATGACATCATGGATTACGATGCCCTCTCAATTTTTGGCGTCACTCGCGCTATTGACTGGAGTGACTGCCTGAATATCGGTCCTGTAATACTGCGAGATCAGGCGCGTAAGTGGCTGGCTGAAAACGGCATCTATTCCAACGGTAAGAAGTCGAACGGCTATAGAGAATGGGAGGAAGATCCTCGCTCGGCGCGCCACTCCGATAGCCCATCAACGGAAGAAGTTGGTAAGCAACTTGCTGCTCAGCGTGGAGAGTTCGTCGAGGGTATCAGCGACCCTGATGATCCTAAATGGGTAAAAACTGAGACAAGCCAGCAGTCTGCAGAAACAGAGCTGGTTAAAAATGTCGGTAACGGAATATTCGACGTTACGGCTTTGCTGCAGAACTCAGCAACTCATGGCACGAAAAAAGCTACGGAGACCACCAGCAATGTGCAGGTTCAAGAAACTGTCAGTGATGAAAAACAGGCTGGTGATGCGCTGCATACAGGCAAGAGCAGTGTGGAAACTGGTGAAGAGTCACATACCAGCCAGCAAGCCGATGTAAACCAGAATACAAATTCTGTCCCCCAAAATAGCGATTCTGTAAACCAAACCGAACCAGTTGCGGCACAAACCGAGCCAGAAGCGCAATCTGACGAACCGGCTATTGTTTACCCCGCTTACTTCGAGCCAGGCCGCTATGAGGGTTTGCCGAACGAGGTTTATCACGCAGCGAACGGTATCAGCTCTATCACCACACGTAACTCGCCACTGTGGAAAACAGCGCCGAAGCAGCAGATCGCTTATTTGGCAGTGAAGTACTGGGCACGCTTGTACTGCCCTGAAGTCATCCTCGGCGTCTACAGCCCAGATGAAGTTGAGCCGCGTACTGAGAAAGAGATTAACCCGGCACCGAAGCACGTTAACCTGGCTGAAATTTCTGGTGACACCGTCACAACCACGCAAAGCGCACAGGAATCGTCGGTAAATATCGACTCTCTTGCCGATGATTTCCGCGAACGAATCGATGCCGCTCAGGATGTTGATAGTGCAAAAGCACTGCGCGCTGATATCGAAAGCGCGAAGACCACGCTCGGTTCAGCCCTGTTCACTGAGCTGAAGAACAAAGCGGTGAAGCGCTACTACCTGGTTGATTCACGTAACAAGGTTGAGGCCGCGATCAACTCCCTGCCGTCTCCGGGCGAACCGGATGCAACGGCGCGTTTCGGGGAAGTTGAGCGAGTTCTTGCAACTGCGAAACGTCATCTGGGCGACGAGCTGCACGATCAGTTCAGCATCACCCTGGCGGATATGAAACCGGAATACGTGGCCTAAGGGAGGCGGGAGGGTCCGCCCTCCCGGTAACAAGATGAGTAAATCTTTAAACGCACGCTGCATCCGCCGCTGGGAAATTGAGTTCAAAGGGCGTTGCGATTCGAAAGTAAGTCCTTGGTGGCGCAAACACCACCTTCGCGGTTACATCCGGGAATGCGCCCTGGCAACTGCCGACTGCATGGTTGAGCGTATGGCTGAGGACAACGCTCTGGTTGATTTTCAAGATAATGGTCGCGGCTGGTCACCGGAGTTCTCTGCCTGGTACCACGAACGCCGAGAACAGTACCTCAAAGAGGCGCGCGACTATCTAAACGAAGACGCCACCAATGACGAGATCGACGAGGAAATCCAGAACGAGCTGGAGGCCTGGAATGACTGAGCTGAATTATAACCCGGCAGACCCCGATAAAATGCAACTCCCGAAGGGTAAGACCTGCGGCGACTGCGCCCATATCCGTCGCTGTAAGGCAATTTTCGGGCATACCGAAACCGATGCCTATTGCGATTGGTCGCCGTCCCGAGCGGTTTTCCGTCAACCATCGAATCCAGAAGGCGGTGACCATGCGATTAATTAACCGAGGCAACCAGCAATCCCCGTTAGCGCGTCAGGCATGCGACATAGCACTGGCCACTCATGCAGAACGTTACGGCGACTATGGCCGCAGCAAGATGAAGGAGACGTACACGGTGAGAGTTGAAGGTGTGAAGGTATGGGTGGAAGTGGTGAACCGTAAGGCGAGCTATGTGGCCACGGCAATGACAGGTATGCGCCGGTTGCGCGCGCTGCCGGGTCAGGTGAGTTGATAACGATATTTCATTAACAGTTTTCCGGCAGCTCTATAATAAGTTGCCGGAAGCCGGAGGTAGTATGGCCAAGCTTCTTAATCTGCTGGAATGGGCGAATTCAACTTATTCAACCCCACCGTCTCTTTCAACACTTCGCCGCTGGGCGCGGGAGGGGCGTATTTACCCTGCTCCGGAACTTCACGGCAAAGAATATAAGGTTCAGCCAGATGCCATCTATGTGGATCCGAGCAAAAAGAACCTTCGTCACAAAGCAAAACGCATATCGCTGCCAACTGGCGGCACTCTACTGGAGAGACTGACTCATGGCGAAAAGGCCAGTACGTTACGACGCTAACCTGCCCCGTAACCTGACCTATCGTAAAAGAGACAGGCTTTATAGCTGGCGAAACCCGATTACCGGTCAAGAATTATCTCTTGGCCGGATCGACAGAAAGGACGCCATTTCTCAGGCCATCGAGGCCAACAACTACATCGACCAAAATTACCTTCCGTCAGCGCTGCTTGACCGCATAAAGGAAACACCAACATTTACGGTGAAAGCGTGGCTTGAGCGCTACGAAGTAATTCTTGAGCGAAGAGAATTAAAGCCCAACACGATGAAGGTCAGGCGCAATCAGATCGCCACTATCAGTGATGAATTCGGACGTATGCCGCTATCGGCGGTCAGCACAAAGGACATATCTACTTTCCTGGAGAGTTACATACTCTGCGATAAGAAGAGCATGGCCTCCGGCCTGCGTTCGGTATTGTTGGATATTTTCAGAGAGGCGATCGTCGAGGGGCATATTGAAAGGAATCCGGCAGAGCCGACAAGAACGCCGACACCCAAAGTGAAGCGCGAGCGTCTTCTACTTGAACAGTTCGAGATAATAAGGGATGCCGCAACCGCCCATTCCGAATGGGCTGCAAATGCTTGTGACCTGGCGCTGGTCACCGGGCAAAGAAGAGAGGACGTATCGTTGTTCAGATTCAGCGATATCAGGGATGGAAGATTGTTTGTCACGCAGGAAAAGACAGGTCACAAATTAGCGTTGCCGCTTGATTTGCGACTGGACTCTGCTGATTTGGTATTGCAGGATGTTATTGACCGTTGTCGTAAAAACAACCCGTCAGACTTCATGCTTTATTCAGCGGTGAGACGTGGCGGCAGGAAGCCAGGGCCATTAACTCCGGACGGAATTACCCAGGCATTTTCTGATATCAGGGATTCTACAGAGTTAAAGTTTGGTCCCAACCCTCCTCCTTTCCATGAGATCAGGAGCTTGGCGAGCAGACTGTATGAAAGGGAGCGCGGAGAGGATTTCGCACAGAGACTGCTGGGGCATAAAAATTTAACAATGACCAAAAAATACCTGGACGCACGCGGTGCAGAATATGTTATGGTTTAGACAGGATATGGAAATTTCGAGTAATTTTCGTGGGATTACGTGATAGCACCGAAAAAACCCAACGAAAACAAGTACATAAAAAGAGACCGAATACGATTCCTGTATTCGGTCCAGGGAAATGGCTCTTGGGAGAGAGCCGTGCGCTAAAAGTTGGCATTAATGCAGGCTAAGTTACCCTGCCATTTAAGAATAGATGACAGCGCCAGGTTTTCCAGTCCGCGACTAAAGTGGCCGGAAAAAAAGGACGTTTGTTACGCATCCAAACGCAAAAACCGCAAGTTCTCGTGTGAGATCCTTGCGGTTTTTTATTGGAAATCAGAGCGCTACATCTGACAATTAGCAGAGCTTTTCTGCACGCTCCACAAACGGTGCCAGGCTCATTTTTTCGCCCGGTTTCGCCGGATCATCAATCTGGATAATCTCGATCGGCTTTGCCGTGGTTTTTCCGCTCTCCATCTGCTGTCTGGCAACATCATTCAACGGGTATTGTACCAGCGTACTGGGATTGATGACATACAGCGCGTTACCCGGGCGGCAGGTCAGCATCACCTCTTCCCGATTAAACGCCCACTTATCTTTGCCAACCTCAAAACGGCTGACGGTAATGACCTGCGGCGCAGCCAGCGCGGCTCCGGAGCTTGCCAGGAGTAATAAAGAGATAATGATTTTTTTCAT